TACTTTCCAGACTTTGTTGTAAAGACTTCTAAACAAAAGAAGTATATGATAGAGGTCAAACCATCACGTCAAATAGGTAAACCAAAACCAGGCAAGAAGAAAACTAAAACATATATGAAAGAGAGTTTTGAATATATCAAAAACCAAGCAAAATGGCAAGCAGCAAAATCTTATTGTGAGGACAATGGTTTAGAGTTTAAAATTATATCTGAAAAAGATTTAGGTCAGTATTAAAAATAATCTTGTACAGCATTTCTATCGTGATATGGGTCAATAGCTACTTGTAGTTTGCCTGTGTTAACACTTGTTTGTGAGTTAGATGAGGAGTTATCAATCTTTGTTATAGGTTGATTTACAAACGTTGAACCAGCATTTGTCTCTGACATAGGAATATCTTTTGCAATAGTTTTTGGTGGCATATTTGCCATTTCAAACGCTGTTGGTGTGCCTTTTAATTGATTTTCATAGAAAGGATTATTTACATCAGCAACTGCAAAACCATCATCTGTCTTAATAGGTGTAAATTGTTTAAAATCATTCATTTTAGCAAAAGCTTCGTTTAATGCATTTGCTTTTTTAAGAGCGTCTTCTTCATTAAACATCATATTTTTACTACCACTCTCATCTTGTACTACACCCTTGGTTATTATATCGCTACTTGATGATATTTCGTTTGTGTCATCTTTTTTAGCAAAATTTGGTTGTTCAGGATTAACAAACTCTGCTTTAGGTGCTTCTGGTATTTCAAATTTAAGTTTATCTTTTATTACACCTGGCATAGGCATTGCGTCTATAACAGCGTTAATAATTTTAAATATACCAATTTTCATATTTCTAAAGAAGTTAATAATCGGGTCAAATATACCTGCTATAGCACCTAATATTTTACCTGGTATGCCACCTAAAAATTCATTTACTGATTGGAATATTGTACTATAAACATTAAATATAAATGAAAATATATCTTTAAAGAATTGTATTGGTGCCGTTACCAAAGTAATTATTTTGTCTTTTACAAAATTTATGTACGTCATTATAAAACCACCAATAGCTGAAAATATTTTACCAAAGAAATCTCTAATGCCTTGAGCAAAGTTTTGGAAACTTTCTTCAAAATGATTCACTATGCCTAAAAACATAGGTTTTAAAAAGTTAAATATCATTGCTGGTATGGCAAATATTACACCCATTAAACCATCTAGTAATTGATTTAAACCTTCCATTCTTTCCCCAGCGGTAAAAATCTTTTTTATACCCTCAACTATATTAGTAATAGTGCCTATAATAAAATCCATTACATTAGCAAGACCTTTAATTAAGTTTTTAAATACAAAATCAACAAATGGCATTAATGTATTTTGAAAGAAAGGTGTCAAAGCAGTTACCAATCCTTTTAATTTATCAATTACAGGAGCAAATGCTTTTGCTATATCGTCTGCATATCTAGCAATTAAAAATATACCACCAGCTAATACTGCCAAAGGACCAAATCTACCAAATATCCTGAATATAAAACCACCCTTACCAAAAAATGCACCGATAGGTGCTAATATTTTTTTAATTAGACCCACGCCTGGTAGATTACCTAAAAAATTGCCCATAAATGCCAATGCACCTACTTTATTTGCTACATCTAAATTCTCATCACCCAATACATTACCTAAATTAGCAGAAATATTACCATCAGTTTCTTTGCCCTTTAGTTCTTTATCTTTTTCTGCTTGTTGTTCTCTAGCAATTCTTGCTTGATTCTTTTCAAATGTTAATAATGATGTAAAAACACCAACTGCGTTTTTAAGAGCGTCAACACTTTTTTTACCAAAGTCTCTTATCTGTGTTAATAAATCTGTATCTCTGTCTGATTGCACAGGACCTAAAGTTGCAACACCAGCACCTACTACACCAGCACCAACTACTTGTTGTTGTGCTTGTACTACTGCTATTGCTGTATCTTGTATTGCGTCTTTTGTTTCTTGGTCAGCCATTAATGTGTACTATTATTTTTGAATATTAGTTTTCTTGCCATTGACATATAAACCAAACCAGGCAGCGCCAGCACCAACTACTACTGATACTAAACCTGCTTGAGCGTTATTTGGATTTTCTAATGCCATAAACCAAGTCACCACTTCGTAAAATGCAAAACCATATAAGACCATCATAAGTCTCGGTACGGTTCTCCAGTTAGATAAAAATTGTGGTAACTCTTCTTTTAAAAACCACCAAACCCATTTAATTGAGCCTGTGACCTTTTCTTTTACTTGTAAGTTCATCTTTTATACTTCTCTCTCCAGTAATTTTTTCTTTTTAGTAATCTAATTTCATATTCTAAAGTATCTATACCTAGAATTTTTTTTATAAAGTTTATCATTTTATTTTCCTCATTTTGTCCTTATGTTTCTCATTCTCTTCTTTGATATGAGTAATCAATAAGTTCACATATATTTCCCTTTCCCACGGCAACATTTCATTTAATTCTGTCAAAGAATATTTATGATGTTGCATAAGAGCAAAGTTCACTTGATAGTGATTTTCAAGTGTGTCGTGTGAAAGGGCTACCCGAAAAAATCGGTCAGACCTTTCAACGTTATTTTACTCTTAACTTTCGTTTTAGGGTTTTCAACCTCTATTTCGTGTCTCAATTGAGGCATAGTCTCATAAAATTTTTGAATATCTTTAAATGCTTTACTAGGCATACTTTCAATAAATTTTTCTAACTCGCCTTTATTGTAGTCAGACGCTAAATGCATTTTATCGCCTTCACTAACTTGATAAATGCCTTTTGCTATGATGTCAAATAAAATTTTACTATTACCACCTTTTGAAAAGTCCTGTGTAGGGTCAACAGATGTAACCGTAGGATATTTCATAATAATACCTATGTTTTTACCTTCATCAACCATAATTTTATTTGTGTGTTCATCATCAACTTGTACTTCAACTTTAGATAAATCTACCTCTGTATCTGTATAAGTTTGTTTGTCGTCTGGACACAACACTTTAATTTTTGCAACTTCACCAACTGATTTAGACCTAATCTGTAAAAATACATATTCTAAATCAAACATTGGTAACTCATCAACATTTAGTTTACCATATGTACAGGCAGAAATTATATCTTTTAATGCTTGTACTATTTGTTTTTGTTCTTGCGACTCAAAAGCTTGAAGTAAAATCTTTTCCTCTTTTACAACAAAAGGTCTGTACTTTACTTGTACGTCTGTTGATGGTAACGTCAACTCATAACTCGCTGTTTCTAATATAGGCAATGCCATAATATTATCTCCTTATTTTTTAGCCAAATGGCGGGAATACTTTACCGCCGGTCACTCTACCAATTGGTAGATTTCTTCTAGTTGTTTGTAGTATATCTCTGCCTGCTCTTCTTAATTCAGGAGGCAATTTGCTTAATAAACCACCAAACAAACCAAATTCTTTACTTGCTTTTATTGTAGGCACATCACCAAAAGCGGCACCTATTGTAGCGCCTTCTACTTGGTCTAATGTTAAATTTATCCATCTTCTATAATTTAAGGTTACTGGTATTTGTGTTGGTTGGTCATTACTACCATATGCCATATCAATACCACCTACGTTTTGAGGATAAACTTCATACAATCTTACACCATAGGTCACTCTATCTTTATCTTGTTGACTTTCAAATTGACCTAATTGTAAAATGTCCATACTGCCAACATAATTATCATAATAATTAAAATTATGATTTTTGTAATTAAATATCTTTTTTTGCCAATTTTCAAAAAATTGTCTTTGTCTTAAAAACTTATCGCCATAAAATTGCATAGAAACCGATCCTTCAAAGCTATATGCATAAGGCATTTCTCTTCTTGGTCCATACATTATATGGGGTTTTGTATTGATGTCTCTATTAGGAAAAGTTACCTGATTACACATCATACCAATATTTCTTACCGTTGTCAAAGATTCTAAATCGTTATTAGGAGGCGTCATATCAAAATCGTCTGCCTGTATGACTTGTCTTTTAGGTAGATTAATCATTACCAAAAATCTATTTGGTCTTGCTAAACCCTCACCTTGATTTATCTCAGCGATAAATCTATTAATCGTTGATTCTGGATTACCACCAGGTTTACGTCTTAATCTTTCATCAGCGTTTACGTTATCAAGTGACCTATCTCTAGGTATACCCACTCTAATATCGTAATTACCAATTCTTCTACCGCCTCTTAATATTGCCATTTTAGTCCTCTATTTGATTGCAAGTTTCTTTATTTGCTTGCAAACCATCTTTTTTGTTATACAACCAAACATATGAGTAAACAACACTATCTTGTTTATCTACACATTTTTTACCAAAACTTACTTTTGGATTTTTAGGTATAGAACAACCAGCTATCAATAATGATACTACTATGATTATTACAATGCTAGTTACCAAACCTAAAGTTTCTCTTATATCTTTCATTATATTTTCCTTCTGCTATCTGCAAATACTTTCTGAATACTTGCTTTTCTAAATCTTGCTACTGGTAAGTATATTGCTATTGCCATTTCATCAACATCAACTCTTAAAAAATTACTTCTTACATATCTAAAAAGGTATTTTTTAATGGCTGGTTTTATAAGACCAATATTTTTTACTGCCTCATATGTGACCTGTAATCTTGTTGATTGGTCAAATTTACTATTAGAAGCAAATTGTTGTAGTTGTTCTAATAATTTAAATCGTAAACCATAAGGCAGATAGTGAAAGTTTAAACCTATAAACCCACCTCTTATTACGTCTATTGGCAACACTAGTGGAAATGTATCATAAAACGGTAACTTTTGTTTCGTTTTAGGGTCATATATAAACATTGACATTCTACCAGCACTTGGTTGTCCTAATAATTTACCGTCTCTCATTAATTTACCTGCTGTTGCTTTACCAGCAATTAATGAGGCAGCATTCTTATACCAAGACGCTGATTGTAGTTGTTTATCTTGTAAATCAACTAGTGGATTAAATATCTTTACCATACCACTATTTATAAGAAAACCCTTAGCGATTTCTCGCTAAGGGTCGCATTAGTGATTTTGAGAGAGAAAGATTAGTCTTCGTCTGCTAATTTACTAAAGTACGATAACGTATCGTCATCATCACTAGCAGGTTTAGACTTCACATCACTTGAGCTTGGCACAGACGTTGTGGATTGTGGTGGGAGGTCTACATTCTCCACGGTTTCTGTGTTTCGTTGTCCCATAATTACCCTATTCAGTTTCTCTTTGAGTTCGTCATAGGTCTTAAAATTACTAGGGTCAACAAAAGGGTTAAGAGGATATTGTTTAGACCAAATATTTTTAATGTCATCATCTGACTCTTTTATTTGACTAACACCCTCAAATTCAGACTTGTCATAGTTCCAATAACCATCAACTTTTCTTATCTTCAACTTGAAGTTAGCACCTTTCCAAAAGTCAAATGGGTTAATTGGTGTCTCATCATCAAACGCCGGTTGCATTGCTTCGGTAATCTTATCAAAGATTTTCTTACCAAACTTAAATATAAAAACTTTACCTTCGTTTTCTGGATGTTTAGGGTCTGAAACTACATAGATGTTTGAGTAGTATGATAATTTTCTTTTTCTCTTACGAGCAATTTCTTTATCACTATCAACACCTGTGTTCCATAATCTTGTATTCTC